CAGGCCAGCTGGGGTTTTTCTTCCACCATGTGCGGTGGAAGATTACATAAGGTTTCATAATCTCAAATACTCGTAGTCAACGTTGTCGTAACGTTTGTATTCTTGTGGAGCGTCCCCCCATGATGCAAGAAGCATCATGAGGATAATAAAGCCTAAGTAAAATTTCATTGAGCGAGATCCTCAAAGGCTTCTTTTGCTCTTTTTTCGGCGATTTTCTCGGCGATTTCTTGTGTCATCTGTGGATGACTTTTTGAAAGCTCGTCGAGTTGTTGCTCGTATAGATTTTCTAATAGAGCGTCATTATGTAGGTTAGACATAGCGATTAATGTTGATAGAGTTCAAATAATAAAAGCTCGTAAGCTTTGGAATCTAGGTTTGAGATTAGAGGCTCTAGTTTTAGTAAAGCCTCTTTGATCTCTTCAAACCTCGTTAAGTGTTCAGAATTAGAAATATGCATGTTCTTGATCTTCGAGAGCTTCAAGAAGTTGTGCTTCTTGTTTTTCCTCAACGAGTTCGTGAAGTGCATTTTCAAACTCTTCAGCAAGGAAGGGATCATTAAGATCGATCCCTTGCTCGTTGGCTTCTTTCCTTACGTACTCAAGCCAATTGGCTTCTAGTTCGTCAAGCATCTTCGCCCCTTGACCTTGCTAGGTCTTCAGAAGATTTTTTCTCTAGTAGTTCAAGAAGAACTTTTGAAGTCTCTTTGAGCTCTTTGGTATTCTCCTTACCGTACCACTTGATAAAATCTCTTATCTCTTCAAAGATCATTTGCTCGCCTTGTTTGGAATCATTGAAACGGATGTCGACTGTGTCTCCATCTGCGAGAATGAAACCAATCTCAAAGCGAGAAAAGCGGATGCTGCGAACGCTGTCGAAGTCATAGCGAACTTTTGGTTTTGCCATAGCGAAAAAGTGATAAATTTTCTAGGTGCGGAAAGAAAAAAGTTTTGCTTTTCTCTTGCCTACTCCTATATTATAGCAGAACTCTTCTATTATACAAGCAAGTAGGTTACTAACTGATGTGTCAAATGTTACTAATTTATTGTATCATATGTTACTCTAGGGGGTATGTTGCAGATTTTTTGCTGCCGCTGCGCAAGGCGAGGAACCTACTGATAAAGCACGAAATAAGTTGCTGTTATAGTAAAAGGGAATAAGATTAATGTATGGCAGTAGCAGAACCGTTAAGTTTAAGGTGGGCACAGGGGGAGGTGTTTAAAGCTGATGAAAGGTTTAGAGTGCTAGTAGCTGGAAGAAGGTTTGGTAAAAGTTATTTAAGCTGTGTTGAGTTATTGAAAGGTGCTATTGCAAAGCCAGGAGAAACATATTTTTATTGTGCACCTACATATCGAATGGCGAAGGACATTGCATGGAAAACATTAAAGAAGTTAGTACCAAAGCAATGGATTAAATCTAAGAATGAGACAGATTTAAAGATTGAATTAGTCAATGAATCAACGATTGAGTTGAAGGGCACTGAGAATGCGATGGCATTAAGGGGAAGAAGTCTTTCGGGCGTTGTTTTAGACGAAGCAGCCTTTATGGATAAGGAAGTATGGTCAGAGGTAATAAGACCTGCATTAGCAGATAAACAGGGGTGGGCGTTATTTATTTCAACTCCTGATGGAACAGCAAGTTGGTTTTATGATTTATGGTGTTATGTTCCTGAAGATGAGAGTGGTGATTGGAAAAGATGGAGTTTTACTACGATAGAGGGGGGTAATGTTCCGAAAGAAGAAGTTGAAGCAGCTAGGGGTCAGCTAGATAATCGTACATTTAGACAAGAATTTGAAGCGAGTTTTGAAAATCTTACGGGATTAGTGGCAATTAGTTTTGACGATGAGAATATTTCGTCCGAAGCACAAGATTTACATATGTTGCCACTGTATATGGGAGTTGATTTTAACGTAGATCCTCTTTGTGGAATATGTGCGGTCAAAAGTAATGAAAATTTGTATGTTTTTGATGAAATCATTCTTCGAGGAGGCGCAACTACATGGGATTTTGCTGAAGAAGTGGTAAATAGGTATGGTGTTGATCGAAGAATTATAACTTGTCCAGACCCTACAGGTGGTGCTCGTAAAACAAGTGGTGTGGGTTTAACAGACCACACTATTTTACGAAGAAGTGGCTTTACCGTATCTAGTCCGAAAGCTCCTTGGAAGATTCGAGATAAAATTACTGCTGTAAATACAGCATTATTTGATGCTGCTGGTAATCGAAGGACAATTATTCATCCTCGATGTAAAGAATTAATAAAATCACTTCGTACGTTAACTTATGCACCAAATACAGGAATGCCAAATAAAAATTTGGGAGTGGATCATGCATTTGATGCTTTTGGTTATCTTTGTTTGCAACAATTTAACTTAGCGAAGCCAGAGACACTAGGTCAAACTTCGTTTAGAATATATTAAGTTACTCTTTTGTTTATGCCTTATCATACTGGAATGAAAAAAAAGAAAAAGAAGAAAAAAGGCGGTAAGAAACGCTGTTCTTGTAGTATGTAATTATGACAAAACTTTGTGCTAGAGGTAAAACAGCAGCAAAGCGTAAGTTCAAGGTTTATCCTTCAGCTTACGCTAATGCTTATGCAGTGAAAGTATGTAAAGGAGATGTAAAAGGACCTGATGGTCAAAGAAGAACTGCTTCTGGTTACACAAAAAGCAAAAAAAAGACTACGAGGAAGAAACGTGGCAAGAAGTAGTGGTGGTTTAACCCGTTGGTTTAAGGAAAACTGGGTTGATGTCAAGACAGGTAAACCTTGTGGCCGAAAAAAAGGTGAAAAAAGAGCATATCCAGCCTGTAGACCAAGCAAGCGTGTATCAAGTAAGACACCTAAGACAGCTTCAGAAATGTCAGCAAGTGAAAAAGCAAGATTTAAACGTGCCAAAACAGGCAGTAAGAAGATAACATATCAACATAGACGCAAAAAAACCCAAAAAAGGAGTTAAAAATGGCTAAATCTCATGCAATGGCAAGATGTCAGGGTTACATAGCTTCTGTACGCAAGGGAAAGAAGAAAAAAAGTACCAAAAAATCAACTAAAAAGAAAAAATAACTGTGAAAAACGCACTTTCAAGGTAATATAATCTTATAAGTAAATCTTTTAGTAAATCATGGCATTTTTTCGTGGTGAAGAAGGCTCTGTATCATTTGATAACGGAACTGGAACAGCAGGAGCTATAGCTTCAACAACAGCTTGGACATTAGATGTAACTAAAGACACTTTAGAATGTACTGCTCATGGAGATACTTCTAGAAAATATGTAGGATCTTTAATTTCTGGTTCTGGTACTGTTGATCTTCTTTATACAGCTACATCTGGAGATGATACTGCTGAAATTATTAATGATGTATTAACTTCTGAAGATGCTGGCGATGCTTCATTTAATCTTTTCTTGGATACAGGAAGTTCTAAAAAGCTAAGTTTTAACGGAATTATTACAGGAACCTCATTTAGCTCAACTGTTGGAGATATTTCAACTGTATCAGTAAGTTTTCAAACTACTGGTGCTATTACTTCTGCTGCGTAATGCCAAAAGGGTCTTATTCACCCAAGCAACGGAAATTAGCTGCTGTTGCTCCACCACGAGATAAGATCACGGCTGCTGATCTTAAAAAATTACGTTCCAAAAAAAAGAGGAAAAAGAAATGAAAGTAAAAAAACAACTTACTCAAAGACAGAAAGATGCCTTAGCAAATCATAAAAAGAAGGGAACACACACTGCACAACACATGAAAATAATGAAAGAAGAGATGTTAAAAGGTAAGACATTCATGCAAGCACATTCAATAGCTATGAGGAAAAAAGGAAAATAATGGCTAAAAGAAAAGGAGTCAGTTTATCTGTAGGAAGAGGCGAAAAGTCTAAGAAAGGTGGGCTGACTGCTAAAGGTCGAGCAAAATATAACAGAGCCACAGGAAGTAATTTAAAAGCACCAGTAACAGAAAAAAATCCGACAGGAAAAAGAGCTGCGAGAAGAAAGAGTTTTTGTGCGAGAATGAAAGGAGTAAAAGGGCCAATGAAAGATAGTAAAGGCAGACCCACTAGAAAGGCATTAGCATTAAGAAGATGGAGGTGTTGACATGACTTATTCAATTCCAGGACCAATTAGAACTAATATAGTTTCTTCTACTTCAGCAGGAGGAGATGATAGTCCTTTTACTAGAACCAGAGCAGTCCTAGATATGATGAAAGGATGGGAGATAATGAAAGCTGTTACTGAAGGAACTGATTACCTCAGACAAAACAGTGAAGCGTTTTTGCCTTTAGAACCAAGAGAAGATTATGACGCTTACCTTGCTAGAGTAAATAGAGCAGTTTTTAGTCCTTTCACACAAAGATTAATAAGAGCAGCGACAGGTTTAGTTCTTCGTAAACCAATAACATTAACAGGAGATCCTTATTGGACAGAAATGTTCAAGATGGATGTTGATGGTTGTAAATCTGATTTAGATGAATATGCAAGAAGAATACTTATGTGTTCATTAACTTATGGTCAAAGTCATATTCTTGTAGATTATCCAGCTCCATCAGGAGCAAGAAGTTTAGCTGAAGAAAGAGCACAAGATCGCAGACCATATTGGATTGAGGTAGATCCTACTAATTTATATGGATGGAGATTAGACAGAGAAGCTAATTACGGTAATTTGATACAAGTGAGACTAGCTGAAAAAGCAGTATTACCAAGTGGTCAGTTTGGAGAACAGGTGTTCGATCAGATAAGAGTAATTGAACCAGGCAGATACAGAGTATTTCGTAAAAAAGAACAATTAGAGGAAATGTACGATGTTTCTGATAATAGTTCTGTAGGTGAATTTGAAGTTGCTACAACACAGAAAGATTATAAACAGGTCGAATCAGGTAGTTTTTCTCTTGGTGAAATACCATTAGTTACTATTTATTCTGGTAAAACAGATAATTTAGTAAGTAAACCACCTTTATTAGATATCGCATATCTAAATATTGCACATTTTCAGAGACAAGCTGATTTGATTCATAGTTTGCACGTTGCATCACAACCAATGTTGGTAATGGAAGGATATGATGATCAGACTAAAGATCTTGCTATTTCTGTCAATTATGCGATGGCAACTCAACCAGGTAATAAAATTTATTATGTAGAACCAGCTTCTAGTGCTTTTGATGCTCAATCTGCTGAGATTAAGGAATTACAAATGCAAATGGCTACTCTTGGTATTAGCACACTAAGTCAACAAAAGTTTGTAGCGGAATCAGCAGATGCTAGGAGATTGGATCGAGTTGACACTAATTCAATGCTTGCGATGGTTTCTATGGAATTAGAACAGAAATTACAAAAAGCATTTAATTTGTCTTCTCAATATGTTGGTATTGAACCACCAGAAGTAAAAATCAGTAGAGATTTTGATATTGAAAGATTAATTGGACAAGATATAACAGCGTTAACTTCCTTATTTGACCAACAAGTAATAGATAGAGAAGAATTTAGAGATATTTTGGTTCAGGGTGAAGTATTACCTACAGCAAATGAGGTCAAATCTGAATAATCTGCTAAGATAATATACAAGTACAATAAAATTATGGCTAAGTCTTTGGACAAGGTTCTTCAATCTGATGGATCTTATAGGTGGGAACTTGTAGAACACGCTTCTGAGGCATCAAGAGGAAAAGTTAAAAAACCTGCAAAGAAGGCAACTAAAGCAAAAGTTGTAACTGAAAAACCTACTGAAAATTAATTTATGGCAATCGAAGAAAAAGTAATTCAACCTGACTCTGTGACTAACGCTGAACAGCCCGTGGCTGAAACTCCTTTACAAGCTCAACCTCCTATTGACGCTATTAAAAAACAATATGAAGATCAAATAGCAGGACTTAAAAAACAATTATCAGATAATGATGCTCAATGGTCTGAAAAATTCAATGATATTAAAGGGAAATTAGATAATCTTGATAAGGAAAAAGAAAAAGCTAGAAAACAATCTTTAGAAGATCAAGGTCAATGGAAAACGCTATGGGAAGAAGCTAATAAGACAGCGCAAGATAAAGATCAACAAATTTCTACTTTAACTCAACAATTGGAGGAAATGAAGACTTCTAATGAAGTTGAATCTACTAAAACCACCGCGCTTGCAGCTATAAGTAATCTTGGTGCGATTAACGCAGAACAAACATTGTCATTGTTACAGGGAAAGTTACAAAAGAACAATGAAGGTAAAGTTGTTGTTTTAAATGGTGGGGTAGAACAGGATCTTAATACTTATCTCAGTAGTCTTAAAAATCCTGGTAGTGGTTGGGAACATCATTTCAAACCAAGTTCTGCTGCGGGTATGGGAGCAAAACCAAGTCCAGTTGCTAATGCTAGTACAGGTCAAGTTAATCCTTGGAAAACGGGCAATCTCACTCAACAAATGATACTATTAGAACAAGATCCTCAGCTTGCTGCGGTGCTCAA